ATAAATTGCATGTAATCTACTCTTCTTGGCTTTCCTGCTGCGTAGCCATAATCAAGGCTTACTTCTCTAGCCCAGTATTTACCTGGACCAGAAAAACGGCTTTTTTCCAACAATCTGCTAAGAAATTTTGTTGTTTCAGATCTTGTCATTTTATACCTCACATTCTTCTGCAAGTTCTGCTTTGCTACTTCAGATTTGGTTTCTTGATCTTAATCGTTTCCTTCAGCTCAGGTTTTACAGTGTTGTTTTCTGCCCACATGCGAAGTTCTTTTGCTCCTGGATTATCCTTTTCGATACCATCTGCCAAGTTGCGCAGGACCATAGAAATAATTCCGGCGTCTGCTGTTGCATATGGCGTAAGAGCTTTAATGATATTTTTACTGTAATAGTTCAAGCCTTCACTAAGCATTTCTGCCCCTTCTTTGTTTTTTCCTTCTTGGACCATTTTTCTAGCTCTAAGGACATAACTCTGCATGCGTTTCTCCTTAATCTTCCTCATTTCTTTACCACCTTTATCTTTTTTCTCAAACGTTCAGCATGTTCATTTGTTACGATATAATTTTCGCACTGCTTGCATCTCATATCTTTATTTTTTAAGTCCCCATCATAGTATCGACATTCCTCGCAAACATAGCAAAATATCTTTGCTTCTCCCGCCATTTGGTCTGAACTATACAAATTGTTCGCACAATGGTCGCAAAGACAGCCGGCACAAGGAAAAGCGTAATCATCCCGGCTCATAAATTTCTTTCAAGCATTTTTATGCTTTTAAAATAGAAAATCCATTTGTCCGGTTCTGGCATCTGTTTCGGAAAATCCTTCCAGTATTCGTATGCTTTTGACAGTAGACAATCAATGGCATGATTTTCTATATCATTCTCTGTCTTTAGCCACGCACAGTGTTCTCTGCAGTAATCTTTAACTGTCTTCAACAATTCCGATTTTCCGGCAATTTCAATAAACTCTTTCATCAATGGATAGTAGTTAATATCTTCGATACTCCCAAATTGCGTTTTCTTGAAGCTTATTCCCCGGTATTGCTTGCGACCGCTTTGATCTTTTCCGATAAATTCAGATCTAAAATTATTACTTGCGGGCTTAAAATCTTCAACCTTACATACAAGACCACATGCTTTATACATTTTTGTCCTCCTTGTACGGTTCTGGCATTTCTTTCCACGCTATGACTTCTGCATTCAGAATCCGAATTTCCAGTTTCCACCTTCCATCTACTGTGTGAGCAACATTAGTGCGACATTCTCCATTATCATATTTGACGGTAACAATCACATTTCGGGAAACCTTCTCAAACATTCCCTTTTTCCATTTGCTCGTTCCTTTGAACTTCGCAAACATAGAATCTCTTTCCTTCGGTAATCTTTCTCTGACCGGAATCCAATCATTTATCGTCGGCTCTCTCGCAATAAATGTCAGCAATTCGCCTATTGGTACCAAATCAACACTTTTCCCATTTTGCTTTTTTATTACTTCTTCAAGATGGTTTACCAGAGCATCTGCATCAATTAGCCTCATCTTTTACCTCCAATTTTCTCAAATCGTCAATAAACCAGCTTTCGCCTTCTGCTTCAACAAAATCAAACTTTGCATTTGTTATGCCCTCTAAATACAAATATTTGTAGTTACTTCCGTACATAGACTCAACTTTTCTGGCAAGATATAGTTGCCCTTTTCCATTTCTCAGCATGTAACTCCACGAAGGATCCAGTGCCTCAAGAAAACTCTTTTCGGTTTTCGTGAGTTTAGGCTTTTCATACCACTCCAAATCATCTTGCAATTGTTCAATCATACTTAAAACATCGTTCGCAAGAATCATCTGGTCATCATCTGCGAATTTCTTCACTTGTATATGATAATTTAATAATCTGTCTTTTAACCGGCTCATACTTCTTCCTCCGATTCGCTCAGTTCCGCCTGCAACAGATCATCAATTACCGGAAGAATCAGTTTAGGTGCCATCATCATATGAATCTGTGTCGGAGCATTAACAATTTTGAAACACATATCAATATATACCTGCTTTGCTGTCATTCCATCTTTGTACGTATTTACTTTTTCTTTGTTTTGCTGGTAAATAGGGAGTATTCGGCATTTCTCAGCTACTTCATGAATTAACTTCTTTGATTCCTCCGAGAATTCAACAGTACCATCGTCTTTCGTCTGAACCAATTCTAATATCTTAATAATTTTTTCTTCCATAACGCCATTTCCTCCTTGCTTCTACTCTTTTCATGCGATGAACTTCATTTTCCAAGGTATTCACCTGTTTCTGCAGGTCATCCACATCGACCAACAGGTAAAAATCCGGCTGGACCAGTCTGGTCGGGCCTACATTCATATTCATCTCTTTGTGCAATTCCTTGCACTTGTTTTCTCTCTCATGCACCGCTTTATATACTTTCATCATCCACACCTCTCAAGAATTTCTCTACAAACCCGGTCATATTCCAAAAGTAATGTAAGATCTTTCGTTCGGCTCAGTGGCCGGTCTACAACTTCAACGTAAAATTCTTTCCGGATCATCTGACCGTAGCTCGCAGAATTATAAACATCCTGCTTTTTGCAGCTAATCAATTCAGCTACTTCGGATCCAGTGATGGAGTACTCCATCACTGTCCCATTCCTTTTGCATAAGTTATATAACGCCTTCGCCATATTAATCACCCGTAATAAATTTCGCTGCATCCATCATCGGAAAACTCAACTTCTTCCAGCTTCCAACCATCGCGCTGGAATTCTCCTCGATATGCTTTTTCGTAATGGTTTTTTACGATTTTTTCAGCCTCTTGCATGTCTTTTGCTTTAACAATTCCGACTATAGTTTCGCATCGGAATCCATCATGCTGATAATATCTATACAAATTCATTTATTTCATCCCCTTTCAGCTGTGCGTGGCAATAAAGTTTTCCATTGCCCATCTGTTTCCAGTAGCAGCCACCTGTGCTCTGGTTCGCTCATACGGGCTGAGAGGTCTTCCAGATGTTCTCCTGGTTCCTTCTGCCGGAAGAAGTCCCTTCCGGCGAAGATTTGCAAGTTCCTCTGGTGTTGCGTCTTTGATATCTTTTACTGATATAATCTCGATCATATTTAAACCTCCCTTATCGCTACCGGAAGCACCATAGCTTTCATGTCGCTGTCCTCTGCTTCCACAATCATCGGTGTTCGTGGGCTGGTGAAGCCCAGTGCAATATTGTCACAGGTGAAGGCTTTCAATGTTTCCAGGACCAGTCTTGAATCGAATCCCAACCGTATGGATTTGCATACGGTTTCCTGGAGCGGTACCTGTTCCTGATAGTCTGCTAGCTTATCCCGGATACTGATATTCAGCACATCGTCTTCTATCTGGAATACTGCCGGCTGCTTCTCTTCCGTACACATCTTTGCCCTGGTCATTGCGCCGATCAATGCAGTTCTTGATGCACATGTATTAATCTCGCCTTCGGTAAACATTTTCTGATAAGCAAAGTATTTTCCTTCAATCAGTCTTGTGTAAATGGTATATTCATCAGACTTGAATACCGCACTGTTTTTGGTATATGTAAGAGTCACATCATCAATCACGCCCATGGAGATTAACTTCTTGGCAGTTGCCTTCGGCACGATCAGCTTCATATCCTTTGCGCCTTCTGCTTTAACAGAATCTACTGCGACCATGTGCCCGTCCAGTGCGGCAAGGGAAACTCCGCTGTCTGTACCCTCAAAATAAATTCCGGTCATCTGTGTATTCGCACCGCCGTCAGCTGCTGCATAAATAACATGACTTATAGCCTCCATGATCTTTTTACCATTCAATTCCACTCCATCGGCTTCCGGATCCTCTGTAATATCAAAATTGAATTCTTCCGGAGGATAACTCTGGTATTTATTTTTAATTGCTCCTATCTTGATCATAACTACATTCTTGTCGGTTGCGCTGATGTCGATTTCTCCATCCGGTAGATTTTTGATCAAGTCAAAGGCTTTCATTGGAATAATAAAATAACTGCCTTCTGAGGCCTCTAATTTGACCTTCATTGTAATCTCGGAGTTGGAGGCGATTAAATACCCGTCCTTTACCAGAATTCCTCCCAGAGCCGGAAACTGGTCATTCTTCTGCACAATACTTTTTAATTTGTCAATAACTCTGGCAATCTCATACTTCTGTACTTTCATCTTCATTCCTTTCCCGGAGAACAATACCATCAAGGTACTTCACCACTCCGTTTGAATATTTAATCCTGTAAGGTTCCAGTTCCTCCCGGTTCATATACTTGTGTCCGTAAATCTTCTTCATATCCCGGAACACCACCCACGGAACCCGGTAGAATTCTTTAAATTCCAGAGATACAACCAAAAAACACATTGCTCCAAGCTTCATATACCTTTCAAAGCACGCCTGCTGTTCAGCGGTTACTACGTCCCTGCTAATCTTATCTTTATCCGTATGCTTTGCATCGAACAAGATCATGGTTGAATCCATGAGAATTCCTTTGAAATCAGGCTGAGCCTGTTTAGTGAAACAGCAGATGAACTGTCCTCTGTTCCTGTCCATTGCTTTCAGTACCTTAAATGCTTCCGGAGTTTTATCAACTGCTGCAATTCCTCTTTCTTCATAGAATCTGGATGCCGCAAGTATCATTCCCTCAAAATGTTCTCCGTTAGATCTGCTCTGCAGACCTCTTATTGAACGCTTATAAGTATCCATTTTCTTCCGCTACCTTTATGAGTTTGTTTATTGTTACTGCTCCAATTCCCGGAATCTTATTCAGCTGAAGGAATGCGATAAACTCCTTTGCTCCCTCTCCGGTTTTTGAGATACTGGCTTTTCCACAATTAAAGCCCTCGCTTCGTGCTTTTTCCACACGATCTTCCACATAATGCACAAGCTGTTCGTCTGTCTTCTTTCTCATTTCCACAGCTTTTTTATGAATAAGGTTTTCATCAGTTGTTCTTCTACAGCTTCTCTTTGCCATCTTCAATCTCCTTTTTATTTTCCAGGTCCGGCACCGGTATATTGTGACTAGTCAGCCATTTCGCAAAGCAGGAATGACACATATGGCCAAACGATGTCGCCTTGCCGCCCCTGACCGCTCTTGCTGTCAAGGTAACCATCTTGTTTTTATCTTCTGTCTTTCCGCACAACATACAGTTGCCACTGAGTTTTTTATTGACTTTCTCGCTCCTTTTACGAATCTGCAGCTCCTTCGGATAATCCCTGCGCATATTCTTCTCACCAACAATCGGAATCAGACTGTCTTTCATAAATACCGGTATCCCGTTGTAATCAGCTTCTACAACGATTCTCTTGATCCATTCGAATTCAGGAATCACTTTCTCTTTCCTGTGTCCTGTCTCGGCACCGATGATTATCCAGTTCAAATATTTCAGTGCGGAAATGTTTTCATCTATATCTTCGAGCAATGGCTCTATACTGGCGAAAGTGTTTAACAGGTTTGGAAGCTGGTATATCCGTTCCATGTCCTCACTATTCGTCACAGTTGTTCCGTACCACATATTCCCTTTCCCAGAAGGCACACCGTACTGGGTGTACCTTTTCGGATTCTTTGTGAGAAACAGGTAATTGTGCTGAGGATGTTTTGCACAAGCGTAAAGGACATCCTCTATCCAACTGTCAGGAATCCACTCTCCAAATATGTCTGCCATTGCTCCAACAAATATATTTTGCCCCTGTTTCAGCTTGTCCAGTGTGTCATATCTGTATATGTGTAATGTCGGTTCAAACCCAAATGGATATATGACAGGCTTTCCATCCTCATTCATGAACGGTTTATCCAGGACAAACAGATCTCCCTCCATTCGATATTGGTCTGTCTGGACCATATTTCTTTTCATATTTCCACGAAAACGGAGTGACATCTTGTCAGCGTAGCAGTAAGAACAGCCATGCCGACAACCGGTAATTGGATTCCATGTATGATCGCACCATTCGATACCGCTCTTATTCATTGGCCAGCCTCCTTCTTGCATGTTCAAGGATTTTTTCTTCTTCCCACTTCACTCCTGAGAAGTCAATCTTCTGCCCACACTCGCTACAGTATTTCGGTTGAAAGTTCGGCCCCGCATTCAACACATGATTGCATCTAGGACAATAACAAGGCTTATGCTCCACATATGTGAATCCGTATTTCCGGTAGACTTCCGTTCTTACGACTGGTTTTCGTGCTATGAATTTCATCACTCCACCTTCTCTCCATACTCAATCACGTATTCGTACTGAGCTGATTTTCTGTTTTCGCCTCCGGGAACTTCTTTTCTGACAATCTGGACTGCATATCCTGCTTTTGCCAGCATGGAGACCATCTGCAATCGGTCTTCTTCGTTCCACTGAACACTTCCTTTTCGAATACTTCTAATGCTCTGTTTTGCCATTATCATCCCGCCTTTCTTTGTCTCTTAGGTTTACTCTCGTACTCCATCATTTTTTCTTGGAATATTTGAACAAATTCTTTTACTTCTGATGTCATATTGCAATTATGGGATCCTCTGCATTGGATAACTTTGCCACGCCATTCCAATGTATAATATGGTTTGTCTGGTTCTTCTTTCTTACGAATAAAGAAAATCATTGTTTCCCCTCTTCGAACCTTTCCCATGTATGTTCCGACACAATGGTGTAATGTTTCTCCCTCTACTTTTAATTCCTCAAGACGCTTTGGTAGTCTTATAAACAATCCTTCTATATTGAGATTCATTGCTTCAACATCTACGGTATCCTTTCTTAGTTTCTTCAGCAGGAGATTGAATTTCTTTTCTTCTTCCCTCGATTGTTCATCCTTAAATTTTATATATAACTTAGACATACTGTCATGCATCTTTTGGAAATCCTTCGGAAACAAATTGAACTCATTCCGCATATCATACCCCATTTCCTCGAGCCAACCAGTATAATCAAAATAATCATTATCTCGCGTGGTTAATTTTTGCTCAGATATATAACGGATAATTTTATGAAGCGTCGTATACGCCATAAGATCGATATATTTTTTATACATATCAATGTGTCCATTATCTCTTATGTATCTCAAATCATTAAACTCTTCCCATTTCAGGTCAGGCTTATATCTAAGAATTTCTAAGTCTCTAATAGCTGGATCTTCAAGCTTTCTCAACATGTTATATTGTATTTTTCCTATACCCAGAGTTCCGAGAACAGTTCTTTGTGAGGCATTAAATTCTATTGCATTTACCCTGTTATCTTCAAGAAATTCTCTGGTCATTCTGTAGAAGCCAACCTTTAGTAATTGCTCTATGAATGGATACTTTCTGTATGAACGGAAGTAATTATCGATAAGCCAAGGCGTATTAAAATATCGAGGATCATTCGCAACATTATTAACAAAAATGTCCAGTGCGCTATATTGCATGCAGGTGCCAGTTAATGTATCTGGCAGATTCTTGTTGTACATGACAACATTTCTCGGATAAACCGTTTCTGAAGGATACCAACCGTAGCTCCTGTCCTTGTAATAACACCATCGCATTTCGGTATTTTTGTATCGTCCCCACATATAATCTGTTGAGCCTTCCTTTTTGTGTACAGTCCTGTAGTCTTCATAAGAAGTTATCTTCGGATTATTGAAATCAGCTCTGAAATCTTTTATATGGCAAAAATACCGAGTAAGCACATCTTTTCCTTTTGATTGAATCAACACGCTCCAGGCAACCGATTTCAAACTGCTTCTACCCATTCCTGTACTTTTCGCCTGCAAATATTTATTGCAGTAAGGACATCTAACAATCCGGTTATGTTTCACTTCGTCTCGATTGTTCCAAACAGCTATCGTTTTATGTCGCAAATGTTTGTTCTCTAAAATGAAATTTTTCTTACAACTGGTGCAAAACGCACTTTTCTTTTTTGTATTGTAGAAGATGTAGTTTTCGTCTTTGAACACTATTTCTTCAACAAAAATTTGATAATCATCCGGTAGATTTCCAAACTTCTCCATTTCCAGATCAATAATATCTGTTTCTTTTTTATGTTTCTTGGCAAGTCTGATCGCTTTGATATTTTCCTGATATCTGCGGAGTAATTCAAATGCGGTTTGATTTGTATGATTTTCTTTATCTTCAAGCCATTTACGATATACATTCTCCGCTTTCCTTGCATCTGCAGCTGTGAGAAACTCCAGCTGTTCATAATTCCACCAATAAGCAGCCCATCCAGCATCTCTGCAGACTAAGTTGAGCAACGCTGCCGTTCTCCACTTATTGCATTCCACTTCAAGGGTTATATAATCTTCTTTTTGGCAGAATACTCGAAATAATAGTGAAATGTCTCTCTTATTTCTTCCGCTGATCTGATAAACATTAAGTACCAGTACTTCCTCTGCCCCATTTTTTACATTCTGAACTGTGATTACCCCTCTTTTACCTTTCCCTGCCACTGCAATATCGTGTATAGCTTCCATATTTGCCTTTGCGATTGGTATGGATTTTAATTCTTTCTTTTTCATCCATGTCGCCTCCTACAGAAGATCGAACAATGACATCTGGCCAGACAGTTCGCTGCTTTTGGTACTTGTTTTTTCAGCTTTCCGCTGCTTAGAAGCAGCATCTTTTTTCACTGGCTTTTCAGAAACCTTGGAATCATCCTTTGTTTTCCGGACATCTTTCTTGATTTTCTTTTTTGTTGTCGCAGGCTTTTTGCTTTTTTCCTTTTTGGCGGTTTCCGGTTTTTCATACTTGTGGTAATAATCCTCGGCCCATTCATACACAACCCGGTCTTCAACTGCTGTACTTCTACCATTCGACTGCTTCCTGGCCTGTTCAACAATATAGTTAAAGCACTTGCTCCAGGTCTTTCCCTCCTGCATCACATCCTCAGCAAGCCCCTGATCCTCTTCGCATCTTTTCATCAGGTAAGTAATGATCGGCTCTGCAAAGTTCTTTTGTGTTGCCTTCTTCTTTTCTGCTTCCAGTTTTTCTCTAGCTTTCTGCTTTACTGGCTTTGCATTTTCAGCTTCTGCCGCTTCAATTTCTTCCTTTGATTCATCGCCTTTCTGGTCCTCTAATTTGCCCTCTGTCGGTTTCTCTTCCTGTTCCCCTATTGTTTCACTGTCTGCAACCGTTTCCGCCTCTAAACGGTCAGTATCAGCTTCAAATTCCTGTTTTAACTGTTCTGACATTTGTAATCTCCTTTCTCGAAATCAAAATAAAAAGTAATCTGCCCAGGGTTGCGTTCTTCAATCGGAGTTATCCATGAACCGCACATTTCTTTAAATATCTGAATCTGCCGTCTACAGTTCCATTCTTCCCTAAAATAAAACGGTGTGTACCAGAATTCCTGTCCCGGCTTTTCAACCGGCATCAGTGGATCTCCGCACACCGGATTGGATATCGTATTTGCAACAGCCACCCAGCCTGCGCACCCAAGAAGCGAAAGCTGTATGTAACACATCTGGGCAACTACCCTGTCTATGTCATTGGCGGTGAACAAAACCCGTGTCTGATAATTTATCTTTTTTCTGTGGAATATGTTTGCCGCTGCTACAAGAGTTGCTCCTGCTCCACACGCCGGATCATTGACAGATATCCATTCCTGTTTTTCCAATGTCTGTACATTGTCATTGATTGTTATGCTTGCCATACATTCACAGACATTGTATGGTGTAAAAAACTGCCCTTTCCAGTGGTTCCCTAGCTCAAGGCTCATGTACAGTTTTCCAAGAAAGTCCTGATCTGGATTGCGTTCCAGTGCCTCAACCACAATCGCAAAGCATTTGGCCGGCTTCTCTACCCCGCCAAGGCGTTTGATGCACTCTGCATATTCTTTCTCTCTTGCAGTGTATCTCGGTTCCGTCTTATCAACCGAATTCGCCAGTGTGCAAGCCATTGCCGCCATTAGATCGGCCCACACCTGCCATGAACTCCGGCTGTAACACAGCTCTTGAAAGACTTTTATGAATTCTTTCTCTGTTCCCTGTATTTTCTCTATCTGCTCCATGCTGTCACCTCTTGAATCCGTGTTCCCGCATTAGCATATCTATATACTCTGGTGTCGCACGTTCTGGTTCTTCTGCTATCTGGTCCCGGTGCTGTTGTTCTATTGCCGCATTTTCGTGTGTGGTAAGCTGTGCAATATATTTATTTTTCGCTTCCAGAATACTCGGAGGAAGCTTTGCATCATTCGTCTTGCGCTCGATCAGGGTTGAATATATCTTGAAGAAATGCGCTCGGACAGCATCCTGGTTCTCATCAAGGCATATCTCCCGGAAGCCAAGCCGCTTTACCGCCTCTCTGACTATTGGTGTCAGGCTTTCCAGTGCCTCTTCCTGCCTGTAATATCCATACTGGCTGATGGCCTTCTGGACTTCTCCCCAGGCTTCTCCCTGGTCTTTGAGGTGTGGAACTGTGTATTCTGCACATTTCTCCCGTATCTCAGATATCTGCGGCGGGTATGTATGAGTGGCAAACAGTTCCATCAATGCTGTTTCGCAAAGCTTATAGTCCAGATCTCCAAGCATGCGGTACCACATTCTGATGCTGTATTGGTCTGGCATGACATTAAATGTTGGATAGGCACTTTTGATTGAAGCTCTGATAAAATCAAATTCTTGAGGTGTCACTTCAATCACCCATCCCTTCGCACCAGCCGGACGTTGCCTCCATATACTGATCCGTTGACATGTTCTTTGTAGCTGCAGGTGCTTGCGGTGTCCTGGATGCCGGCATTGAATTCTGTGAACGTTCTAACCAACCAGTGATAAATCTCTTGATTCCTCTCGGTGTCTTACGATTACGAGGGTGACTGTCAAGCCATGCCGCCATTGATCTAAACTCCTGTTCAACATCCAGTGCCGGAAACAGTTCTCTCAGTGAATTGAGATAATCAAATGTCACATCATAATTTCCTGAGCCCGTAACCAGAGGAAGAGAGATGAACGTGTTCTGCTTGGAGTCTTTAAGCTCCAAGCTAATGTTTTTATTATCTTTCTCTTTATCTTTCTCTATCTCTTTCTCTATCTCTTTCTCTATCTCTTTCTCTACGTCACCTATGCGTAACGGTTCCGTCACTTCAATGTCACATTGTGACGCTTTTTTATCTCTTAATCGTCGCATTCTCTCAGCACTAGCGCTCTCAGAACCTGTCATTTTAGCGCATTCTGACAGGGAATATTCGGTTTCGTCAATCAACTGCATGAGGTCCTGCTGGATCAAAAACATAACCGTCACTCTGACATTTTCAACTTCTTCATCCAGATCCAGAGCAAGCTCGTCATAGAATGTTGCTTCTACTCCCTCGAAGTAAAGTCTTCCATCCTGCTTCATTGCAACAAGAAGCATTTTCAGATAAATAATTGTGTAGGTGTCTCCTCCGGCAATCTTCCGAAGTTTTTTGATGGCCTTCTGACGGAAAAATCCGTCAGGAAGCTTTAACCAATAATATCTTTTCGCCATAAGTCCCTCCGCTTAGTAGATTACTTTTGAGCCATCATCTGTTTTAATTACTGTCACAGCCTGGCCGAATCTCGCTTTCATGGCATCGTCATGAGTGATTGCCATAATCTTCACATCGGAATACCGATCACGAATCGTCTCAAGGGCATCTACATAAGCCTGTGCGCCCTCATCATCAAGGAATGGTGGTTCATCAATAAAGAGCATTCCAAGCTGTATTCCTGCCGCTGTTGCCTTGATCTCGGACAGCGCAAGGATAACGGCAAGAGAAGCTTTTACCTTCTCGCCTCCGCTCTTGGAAGCATATGGAAGAGTTGTCTTGCCATATTCGTTGATCAGAACATCCAGCGTTGCCTTGTCTCCGTCCTTTCCTTTGACGGTGCGCTCCATCACAAATTCCACTCCCATCGTTCCACCAGTCATCTGGCCGAGAATATTGTTCGTGGTATCTGTGATATGAGGAATGATGTTCCTGATAATCTGATGTGGAACTCCGTCCTGCGAAAATGCCTGCTTTAATGCTTCGTAACAGTCCGCTCTGCCAGCAGCTACTGCAATTCCATTATTCAGCGTGGAGATTTCTCCTCGCATGGTATCGATATTTTCCAGACGTTCAAGAAGTACCCCCTTCTGGATCTGCAGTTCTCCAAGAGATTCCTTGTTACTGTGAATCTGCCTGTCTGTTTCTTCCACCATATCTGTCGAAAATGTTTCCTTCATTTTTTCTATCATGGTATCCATGCCAGTCAGCTGAGAAGAGAGGATGAACTTTCTATCAATAAGTTTTTCCATCTCTTTTTCCATGCTCTCAATCCGTTCAAGAACATGCTGCTTTCTTTCTTCGTAAACAGGGAGCTCTTTTTCCTGTTCTACATAAGTCTGCAGGTGAGCCATCTGCTGTTTGATTTGTTCTTGTCTATCAACTGATTCTGATAGTTTATTAACTGTTTCCGTTATCTCAGAGGCCTTTAATTTGACCTGTAGCAGATTCTCCTCGCACTGCCCTATATTTTTATCGTTCGATTCCTTTTCGGCCTCTAAACGGGCAATTTCGAGTTTGTTTTGCTCCGCATCTTTCTTTATGCGTTCATATTTTGCAAGTCCATTCACCTGTATGAGCAACAACTTCAGCTGATCTGGATTGTATCCGATCTCCCAAATTTTCTTTTGTTTCTCCGCTACCTTCTTGTTCATTTCAGATGTCAGCGTTTCGATTTCTTTTTCAAACTTCTGCAAGCAGCCCCGTTCAACAGGAAGGTTTTTGACATCATCAACTGCTTTTGCAAGAAATCGGCAACTTGCATTTTCGATATCCGGACATCCGGAATTTTTCATAAATTCTTCCTGCTGTTTTATTTCCCTGAGCCTTGTCTGGTGATAATCACGTTTATTTTTTGCATCTGATATCTGCTGCGAATATGATGATCTGATTTGCTGCAGTTCGTGATCTGCAACAGATGCACGGTATCTCTTTTCCTGCTGGCTATCAAGTTCCTCTTTTTTGCGATTCAATTCTTCAAGTCTGTATTCCAGATCAGTCGGAACGTTGGAACTCAGCAGAGAAATCTGAGAATCTATCTGCTCATTTCTGAGCTTGCTCTTTGTAATAATCCTCTGGTAACGGTCAGCCTCTTCGGTGTAACCGTTCAATGTCTCTTTGGCATTTTTGTATTTAATAACGTCCTTTTCTACGCCAGAAAGCTGCAAAGATAATTCTGAATGCTGTTTTGCTTTTTCCCGTATCACATCAGCCATTTCCAAAAGATTGTTGCACGCTGTCAGTGTCTGCTTTGAATATTCCAGGTCATGTTCCATGGCACTGCATTCCTCAGAGCATTCTTTTAATTCACTTCTCGCTTTTTCGCTTTCTTTCTCTGCCTCAGATATTTTTTCCTGACGTTCGAGCAGTTTTCTTCTGGATTCATCCAGATTTTCAAGTTCTTCCTGCTTTTTATGAATATCTTTTTCTACTGTCTCCAGTTCTTCCTCTGGATTTCCCTGAGCCTTAATGAAGTCAGTCTTGATCCGAACGGCTTCTTTTTTAGAAGCAAGCTCCTTTCTTGCATCCGCAAGCTTCTTTCTGGCATCCAGTTCCATTACTCCATAGATTCCAAGCCCGAGCAGATTTCCAAGGATAGCGATACGTTCATCTTTCTTCGCCTGTAAGAATAATCCATACTGGTCCTGCATGATCAATGCGCAGCTGCGAAATGTCATGCTGTCCATGCCAAGAAGCTTCTCGATTTCAGCCTGTGTGTCAATGATTCTTTCCTTGGACAGATTCATCCAGTCAGCACTTTCTTCCTGATACTGTGACAAGTTCAGAGTTGGTTTTCCGGATTTTGTTCTGGTGCGAACTACCCGGAATCGTTTCTCTCCGATGTCGAAAATAAATTCTATGGAACCGCTTCTTGCATCCTCTGTACCTCGGATCCACGCCTTGCAGTCTCCCTCACGGGTTTCTTCAAACAGGCAATCCACAATAGCATCCATGAAAAGGCTGCTCTTTCCTGCACCGTTTACTCCATTGATCGTGCAAAATGAAATGTCTGAAAAATCAAAACTTTCTTCCTTGTAGTTTCTGTAATTCCTTACCGAAATAGATACCGGCTTAAACACACCGTGAATCTCTGCAGTGGTACTCTGTTTCATGGCTTCTGCTATGATTGGCTCGGCAAGCTCCACGATTTTGTCTGGATTCTTAAATGTCTTTTCCTCCAACCATTTTTTCAGATTCAACCTTGGGTCGCTTTCCTCCGAGAGAAGCCCGCGGTTCGTGATGTCAATAGTGCTTTCTGCTTCAATATCTGCCACATAGAATGCACCAAGCTCATACAGGTTCTTTTGCAGTAGCGGAATGTTGAGCGCCTTTTTCTGCTCAGATGTGCAGGAATACCGCACCCGGACTATCTTATCCGTCACATCTTCTGAAATGCCTGTTCTGTGAAGATACATAGCTCCTTCACGGATATAGTCGCTAGCTTCATCAGGATCCCAGGTGATAGTGTGGAACTGTCTGTATGGAGTAGTGTATTTATGTCCTTTTACCAGAGTGCCTTTCTCATTAAATTCATGAATCCAGAATCCACGATCCTGTCCTTCATCATTAAAATTCATTGCATTGATCGCTCCGGAATAGAATACATTGTCAAGTCCTTCAATGATTTGCGGGCGATGGATATGGCCAAGAAGCACCGCCTCATATCTTGCGGCCATTAAAGCTTCTCTTGGAATGACCGGCTCAAAGTTTGTGAAGAAGGAGGTCTGCCCTGATTCCATGTTGCAACCAGGAACCGTATAATGTGCCATGAGAATCGGTGTCTTTTCACACTCTGCTCTCAATGCAAAAACCATATCTGAAATATATTTCGTCCATGCAAGATTTTCTTCGTCTGCAGATAAACCAGGGAATTTTGCTCTGAACTCCTGTTTGTCAAATCCCGGCAGGCAGGCAATGTCTGCCCATGGAGTCTTTATTACTCCTGGTTCTGTAACAACATCTACATTTCTAATATTAAGCAGCATCCGTTCAAGAACTCTAAACTGAGCAGCTCCATCGTGATTTGGAGTGCCTCGCATCACGATCACATACTTCGAAAAATGTGCTAATGATGTAATGATGTTCGTTGCCGTAATCATTTCGTCTGAATACCTCACGGGGCCAACCTGTTCCTGATGAAAGATATCTCCTGATACACAAACGATATCCGGTTTCTCTTCTATAGCTACCTGTACCATATATTCCAAACATTTTACTGTATCCTGCGAACGGAGATTTACTCCGTCCACTACAGGTCCTTTAAACTGGCCAATATGCCAGTCAGCAGTATGAAGTATTTTCATTTGCTCATCTCCTTTACTGTTGCCTTCATTGCTGTGATCATGTTCTTTAATTCCGTTTCTAAAAGCGAAAAGTTCTCCTCGCTAATTCCGCAGAATTCAACGCCATCATCTCCCATCTTTTCTCCGATAAAGAGAATATTTCCAACAATGGGGCATCCATGTTTATCAAACTCGTAAAGATAACTTCCGATCAGATTTGCTTTGTTCGGCTTCAGTCTTCCCTCTTCATCGATCAGCATACTCACACACTTCCCTGGTTCTTTAACAGGGCTAGATGGCATTTTCAGTTCTGTGTATAATCTCTTTGGCATTACATGTTCTACAAGGTCACAGCCGTTTCCGATAAGTTCACACAAAGCTTTGTTATGTTCCCGGATGGTACCGGATGGAAATTCATGTACTGACATTTCCAATTCTGTTGATACCTTTATTATTTTCATCTGCGCCCGCCTCCTCTCTGGCATTTAATGCAAAGTGGCTCTCCGAATTTATTGATTGAATATTCGTAAACCCTTTCATTTATGACCTCACCGCATCTGGAACACTGGAAATCTGCCGATCTATCCGGCTCTGGTTCTGGCTCCGGTTCGGGAGCAATATCCGGCTCCTGCATTGGTGGATAATCATCTTCGTTTTCTGTATCCGAAGCATATGCTGGATTATTCAAATCATCCTGAGTAAATACTGTGCTTTCAGATTCGAAATCCACGCTCTTAACTGCTATCTGTGGTGTACCAAACATATTGTTCACGGAGTTCATGCCTTGTGTCAGCATTGCCTGTCTGACCTGTGGATCCGAGAAATCAGGTGAAAATATAACTGTTGGGATAGCGAAATTCTTCTGCAATTCCGCCTTTGTGTATGTGCCTTTTACACCAAGCAGAGCTCTTATAACACGAAGCTTCGCACCGGTCATAGCTTTTTCAGCCCAGGTCTTTTTCAGCAGTGCCATGTTTACCATGACGGAGCGATCAATGTATCTGTCTCTATCTTCTTTCGCAACCACAAAGGCCTGACATTTCTTCCCCCATTTATTCTTGGATTCCACCCATTGTCCAGAAAAGATTTCCGCAGCTGCCTGTGCCTGTTTTTCATCAGTAATGCCTTTTGTGGCTTTGTCAGCAAACTCAATGCGGTATTTTTCTTCTTCATCTTCCAGACAGATCACCTTCTGGTCAGTTTCTGTTCTGGCTGTTCCGTCAGCCTTGCGCATAGCTCCCTGAGCCTGTGCTCGATATGTAACCCGGTCGATACGCTCACCATATGTTTCCTTTGGATTGAACTGGATACCGGCTGCCATAGCCATTTTGTTGAGCAATGGCTTAGATAAGGAAAACACATCTTCCCAGATATCCTTTCCTCTCTCATCCTGCTTCCCAGTCTTAACTGAACCAACCTTGAAAATGTCTCCGCTGTTCTCACCCAGATCGACTGGAACCTCTTCTACATGGAATTTGTAGAATGGATTGAGCTGCACGTCCGTTGCTGTAGGAACCAGCAGATTGTAATTTTTGTATGCCGTAATAACTTCCGGCAAGCTTCCTAAAACCTCTTTCATCTACTTGATAACCTCCTATTTTTGTGATAAAATGACGATGACTTTAAAAACAAAGGGTCGATAACCTGTTTTTAAAAGTTCTGACTGGTCTTGGATAGGATCGTGGGTGCCGTCTACACTCCGCTTTCCCCTTATTATCCAAGACCTTTTTAATGTTCATCACCTCCTATAAACCAATTCAGAAACCCAAACAGTGCGATGCCGAATATTCCAACAAAAACTATTTCTGAGCCAATTTCATAGCTTCCTCTTTCGAGATAAAGCTTATTTGAAAGCATATTGTAAAGAATCGTGCTTGCCAGGACTGGAAGTGCATACTTCAAAGCTCTTGCAATAAAAAGGATTCTCTTTCTCACTTTCTCTTTCTTTTTGCGGATGTAGTATTTCTCATATTCTGCCTCATTGAATTCTCGCACCACGGACAGATATACCCTTGTTTTGGAATCTTCTGTGATATACTTATATTCCATGTCTTTGCACATATCTGGCACCTTGCATACATTCATTTCCTTGCCTCCTTGTCAATGAGAATCAATTCCTTTGCGATAACGCTCTGCAATGCCATTCTGTCCATTTCGTGCCAGCTGATCGGCACCGGGCTGTTGTCCATTGCATTCAGGATCCGCTCTGCGGCCTGATGATATTTTTCAAGATCTTTTGGTGTTAACATCTTTCCCTCCTATACCGCCAGGCGAAGCTGGCCATTTTTTTCTTCTTTCATCATCTTTTCAACAAATGCAGTTGCTTTTTCTTTTCTTTCCATTTCGATCAGACATTCTTCATGGCAACTGCACTGTTCTCCCGGATCCAGATACGCTCCGCAATCCGGACAGATTCTGTAAAAAGCCATCGTGTCCACCCCTTTCATTCAATCATATATAATTTGTTAAATGCCTTTTTGGGGATTTTCCCTGTCGGATACCCCTTGGCAAGCTTTCCATCGGCTATCAGGTCCGATCTAAGGGAACGTATCATGCGATATGCCGTATCCCTGCTCACACCCATCATTTCTCTGACCTCAGCGGCTGTATAGTAAGAACGTTCCGCAGATGTAAGCTTTTTGATTACACCGTTTGCATTTTCCATACCAAGCACCTCATTCCAGATTTCTCTCAATCCAATTTTTCAGATTCTGCGTGATCTCATTTACTTCGTCTAATGTCTGAATGATTTTTTTTAGTTCCGGTTTTTCCTCTTCTGAGATAATTCCGTCTGCCGTAATATCAAGAAGTGATTCCTTTGCCTCGTTTATCTTCTTTAAAGAAGAAAGCATTCTCAGGCTGATTCTATCCAGTCCTGCATTCTCGATCTTCGGCATGTTCTTTCCAAGCGGGCACATCTCCCGGCAATAATTTCCTTTCAATTCCGGTGCCTTATAGCAGTCAGCCATTAAAAGGACCTCTTCCTGATATGGTATTGTGCTCCCAAGTTCGATTCTGGCTAACCTTGTACGGTCGATTCCTATTTCTTCCGCGGCACCTTCTCTGCTGCTCAGACGCTCATTTGACTTTGCCGCCTCATATCGTGCCTGGCAAAACATATTAGCCGCTGCTTTCGTAGCAAATTTCGACATTTTTCTCTCCTTCTATAAGCTGTATAATCAAGTTATGATAATTAAATTGTGTACTCTGTATCGATATCCAGAGCCTTGCTGATTTTTTCAGCAAGTGCAGGTGCATACATTCTTCCATTTATGGTGGTTGTCACATAGTTCCTGCACATCCCAACTTCACCGCATAATTCCGTGACAGACATATCTCTGTCAATTAGGGTTTTCTTTACTTCTTTGCACCATGGCGACAGTTTTCGCTTCAAAATATCACCTCCGTTTTCAACAAATGTTTATTACATTTGTTGTTTACATTTGTTTGCGATTGCATTAAAATAATCAGAAAGGAGTTATCATGGATAATTGGATTGATAATCTCAGAAGAATTGGGCTTAAACGTTATGGTGACGAAAACCGCCGGATTCTATCTGAATTATTAAGAAACGGCGTTCCTGCCGGAAACACTGTTATGTCGGAAGCATCTGCTGAGGCTCTTATCATTGCTGTGGCGGCCATGATTGAAGAAAACAATAAAGCATTGCTCTCCGATTTATCATCGATGTAACTCTCTCTTTTTTTGTTTTGCATTAAACAGTTGTTTATTACATTTTTAATAATAATTGGATATTTCCAATTTGTCAATACTTTTATTTGGATATTTCCAATTTTTATTGAAAGGTAGGTTTCATGTTAGATAGAATCCTTGCATTGTTAAAAGAAAACGGAATTACGGCCAAAAAGCTCACTTCTGATTTGGAAATTTCCAATTCTTCTGTCTCGGATTGGAAAAAAGGAAGTAAGCCTTCTTGTGATGTCGTTGTTAAGCTAGCAAAATATTTCGGCGTATCAACTGACTATATATTGCTTGGTGAAAAATCCATTTCTATATCCCAAGAGGATCAAGATATTTTAAAACTATTTCACCAACTTCCGCATGATGCGC